GAACCTTCGATTATAGAAGAAGAACAAGAAGAAGCTGAACCTTCGATTATAGAAGAAGAACAAGAAGAAGCTGAACCTTCGATTATAGAAGAAGAACCCGCTGAAGAAGAACAAGAAGTTGAAGTTCCTGTTGTAGAAAATAACGAAGAAGCCCCTGTTGAAACAAATCAAGCGGATGAAGAGGGTGATGTAGATCTTACAGCCAATAAAGAATCAGAAGGACAGGACGAAGAAGACGGCCTTTATCATGAAATTCATGAATTATCGGATGTAGAAGAAATGCCTAATGAAGAGAATGACTTAACAAATCGTATTCATTCTCATATGTCTGAAGAAGATGAGAATACAGAAGATTCTGGTCTGCCTAATTCGGAAGATGAATCGGAAACCTCTTTAAGAGAAGACATAGCTAATGCTCTAGAAATTTTCAAACAAAACAAATCTACATTAGAGTCTGCTCAAGAACAAAACCCCGAGTTGTATACTGCTTTAATTACTATGCTTAGATCTATGATAGTAATGGGTAAAAAATTGGGCTATTCGGTTAATAGCGAAGGCCAACAAGGATCAGAAGATCAAAGCGGCCAAGATAAAAAAAAAATCCCATTTACCCCCCAACAAACTATAGGAACCAAATTAAGTCGGACGCCCACTAAGTCTACCTCTAGAAAGCGTGTACCTGTCGGTACGGTAAGAAATAATAGGGTTAAAACTGTAAATCCTTCTACGGGTCAGACTGAATGGAAAAAGTTATCAAACAGCCAAAAATCTATAGGCGAAACTGAATTTAAAACGCCTAGTCATAAACCGCATACTGGAAAAGTATAGATAATGTCTGATTTAAAATTTGATATAAATGTTAACGAAGTGTTAAGCCATTTTCAAGACATTAAAAAACAGGCGAAATCTGATATTACCAAAAGTGTTGAAAATTTAGCATCAATGACCCATGCTAAAGTATTAGAATTAGCTAGCGATAACCTTAAATCCTTATCACAAAAATATATGGAAAATGTAGAGTTTGACAACCCTACTCCAAATTTATGGATTGTTTCACTTAAAGAACCGGCTTTGTTTATTGAAGAAGGAAGAAAATCAGGGTTCATGGATGAGCTTTTAAATGGAAAATCCGCTAGATATAGCAAAAAGGGTGTAAAATATGCAATTATTCCCTTTAAGCACAGTACAAATCCTTCACAGCAATCGACTAAAGCTCAACGTTTAGCCAATGAAATAAAACAAGGATTGAGGCAGGCAGGTATCGTTTGGAATAAAATAGAAAAAAACCCTGACGGTTCTCCTAGATTAGGTAGATTGCATACCTTAAATATTGAAAGTGCTAAATTAAAACCTTTTCATAAAACCCCCGCAACTTATGGGGTGAGCGTTTATCAGCATCAAACATTGAATGGTGCAAGAAGAGATATAATGACATTCCGAATAATTACAGAAAAGCATAGAGCAGAAGGTCTATGGTTTCATCCGGGGATGAAGGGTAAAAGATTTTTAGATCAGGCGTTTGAATGGGCCATGCACACATGGGAAAAAGAGATTTTACCTGCCATGTACGCTAAATACAGACGAGATTAATAGATGTCTTGGGATATTACGGGTATTTTTCAAGGAGATTTGATTATTAAGACGGCCATAGAACTTGGCCTTGAAGACATGCGTAAAAATCCATGGATTATAGAAGATGTATTTAGTTCTTTACTTATTAATCCTATTTTAAACAAAATATACGGAAAAGAAGAAATATTTAAAGCCAAAGAGTTCATCCTTAATAATAAAATTCCGGTTTATATGCACCACCGTATAGATAAATTAGAATATCCGTGTATAACGGTTTCTATTGCTCCTTCCCGTGAAGATGATGAATTGGCCACTCTGGGTGATACTTCGATTATGACCGAAGATTATACTCCTTCGGACATAGGTAAAACAATTAAATATATTATCCCCCCTTTTAATCCAATATCTTACGATAAAGCTACTGGAATTGTAGAAGTTCCTACAGATATCAAGGATTATAAATATATAGATCAGGGAATGGTAGTTATAGATCCGCAAACGGGTAATGGGTTCATCATATCCGGGAAAGCAGGAGATAATGGATTTAAAATTGAAATAAATTCTGAATTACCTAATGGAAAAATAGGCATTATCCCTCAGTTTCAGATTTATAGAGCTAGACGTGAAAGGGCGATATCACAAGAAGAGTATAACATAGGATGTCATGTACATGGGGACGTTAGTACTCTCATATTTTTACATAGTGTAGTAAAATATACGCTTTATAGATATAGAGAATCCCTATTAGAATATAATAACTTTCAATTATCTAGATTAGCTTCTACTGATATTTTAAAAAACAACGATTTTGATGTAGAAAACGTTTTTTCGAGATGGATTACGATAAGAGGGCAGGCCGAAGAAAGCTGGGTAAAGGCACCACGTCGTTTTATCGAAGGGATAGACATTTCAGATCCTGATTCAACTAGTACCTTTAAACAAGGCATTAAAATCATTAGTAAAAAGGCTCCAGAAGAATATGATCAAGAAGATTCTTTGTGGACAACTATCGACGGTGAATAACAATCTTTGATTTTAAACACTTATGAAAAAACAAAATCAAAAATTTTATAATAATAGGGATGTAGCTAGGGAGCTTAAAAAGGCTATTTATAAAACTATATTGAAAAACATTAAAAATAAACAACTAAGTCAAGAAATAGTAGATGATATTTTGGACCCTGATGATGAAGCCTCTGTTGATCCGAATCAAATTCCTGCTCAAAAACGCCATGTTATGTACAAAAACAAAACAAAAGGCATAAAAAAGCTTAAAAAATTTATAAATAAAAGAAAAAAATGTAAAAAGGGCGAACCAATTCCGGGATTATTTAATACTGGTGGATAAATAAAAAATAATACCAATCTTTAAAGTATAAAGATATAAGGAATTTATATGACAGATAAATTTTATACTCCACAACAGGCTGCACTAAGGGTTTTAAAGAAAACCCGTGAAATGCTCAAGGACAGTAAATTAGCTAAACACAATACGTCGCATGAGGTTGAACTTGGCGATGAGCTAAATAATGAAGATGCCGATTGTCCAGATTTTCTTGCAGACGCCGGTATAGAGGACGACTACAAAGAAGACGAAAAACGTAGGTCTAAAAAGAAATCTTCAAAACACTCTCAAGAATCCAAAGACGGACATGAGATGGGCGAAGAAGAAGAAGAAGAAAAAGAAAAAGAAAAAGAAGAAGAAAAATCTAGCCCTAAAATAGGCAGCAAGATTGCCCAACATACTGAAGATAATTCAAATACGACTAAAGAAATGTCAGAAAACGGTCCGAGAAAAATTATCGAAAACGCAACAAAGCCAAAAATGAATAAATCTGAAGAAGAATCTGATAGTCAAGTTCATAAATGGGTTAAACGGATTATGGGTCCAGAAAAACTTAATGATGTGTTAAAGGAAGTGCCTAAAGATAAACAGGATGATGTAATGAGGGCGCTTAGAGCCAAAAAAACTCAAATGAAAAAATCTTCTTTATCTAAGAAACAGGGTACCCCCAAGGATGCTGATCCGGAAACCTATGAACGTTGTGTTAAAGAAGTAAAGGCTAAAAAGGGGTTTAAACCACGCAAGGGACAAACCAAAGTAGGTGCGGCCCATGCTGTTTGCGCGGCTTCTCACGCAGGACGTAGTAAAAAGTCTGAAAACATAGAAAAGGCAAATCCTGATGCCAAAGCGGATGCTAAATTGGGCGAACAGATTGAGCATGATGTAGAAGATCATATGTTATCTCACAAAGATAGTGAACGTAAAGAAGGACACAAGATCGTAAAGTCTAAACTGGATAAAAGTTGGGATTCGATGGTCCGTCATTTACGGAATCAGGGATATTCTAAAAAGTCAGCAAACAAAATTGCAGGGAAAATAAACGCTAAATATGTTCATCATTATAAAAAATCAGAAGATGGTGAACGTGTTAAGGAGAATGATATTGTTCCTGATGATATGGACCGTGTTGGAGAAGTTCAACATATGCAGGTTAAAGTTAAGCCCTCTAAAAAACTTAAAAAGTTTTTAATGCGTAAAAAAACAAAAAGAAAAAAGAAATAATGAAAAAACATAATTCTTCAAAAGAAAGAAACAATAGAAAAGAATTTAAGTCTTATTTTATCCGACTTAAAAGAAAACTTAAATTAGATTCTTCTTTAGAAGAAGTTATTTGGTTACATTTAAGGGCGATGGGCTTTGATCATAAAGATAAATTTGATGAAGGCATTAAACACTTCGGATATAAAATCTAAGGGAGAAGAGAAAGTAAATGGCTCAACGAATTAGTACTTCATTTATTAATACAAACGTACCGGGTGCATATTTTGATGCGAAGGTCAAATCTTCACCGCTTGGAACCGCCATCTCAGGCAATATAGTTATCGTCGGCGAAGCAAAAGGCGGAGCTGCTGTTGGCGGAGTTGATTCTGTAGGTGGGGATTCTCTTAGGGATAATTTTTATACCCCTGATCAGTTAGATCGTGTTGTTTCTAAATACATCAGCGGTCCAATTGTAGATGCGATGCGTGCACTATCTTCTCCTAGTTCAGATTCTAATATTACAGGGTCCGTTAATAGGGTTTATATTGCAAAAACTAATAAGGGAACACAGGCTTCTGCTGTTTTAGCGACCGCTTACGGTACTCTAAAGGATAAAAATTGGGGTACAGATGGAAACAAATATAACTATTTAGTCTCTCAGTCGGTATCTGAAGTGGCCCCTTCTGTTGAAAGCGGTACAATTGCTAATTTTGGTGCGGTTCTTGATGGGGCTTCATTTACTATGCGAGTAGACGGAGGCACAGAAGATGTAATTACACTTGGTACCGGCAGTCATGGTGATGTTAGTGCCTTAATTACAGAATTAAATGGCTTAATGCCTAGTGGCGTTTCTGTTGTTGCAGGTGCTGCAACCGATAGTATTAAAATCTCTTATGATACCGACGCTTCTGCTAATTCTAAGGGCAGTAGTAAGTCAATTGAATTAATTGATTCTAGTGCTGGGGATTTGGTCTTACTGAGTTTGGTAGAGGGGTTAATTACTTCCAGTGCAGAACCTGAAATACAAGTAGATATTAATCGGTCTGATACGGGCGTTAATGAATCTTTTATTATATCCGCCGATGTAGCCCTAAGTATGGGCTATGTCGGAACTACGGCTACGGTAACTGTTACAGACGGTACTCTTACTACAACCGTTACAGGGGGCTCTGGAAGCAATCTGTCTATCGACCTAACGCAATACAATACTATGAAAGATTTAGCTGATTATATAAATAGTCAGACCGGATATTCAGCTACGGCAGAATCGGGTTCTACTCAACTTTCCCCTGTTCATCTAGATGATGTTACGAGTATTGGGATTTGTTCTACAGGTATGGAGTTAGAATCGGGGCGTATAAAAAAGGCCAATTATAATACTATCGTTAAACTAGGACAGAGTACGGTACTAGATTTTATACCTGAAGTTGGTGTGGTTGGCTTACCTGATGTTGCTTCCAGCGCTATCTTTTTAGGTGGTGGGACAACCGGTTCTACCATATCTGCAGACGTTGTTAATGCTGTAAGTGATCTCGAAACTATTAATGTAAATTTTGTCGTACCTTTGTTTTCAAGAAATGCTACTGATGATATCGCGGATGGTTTAACAGATAGTTCTTCTGCTTATACTATTGATGCCATTCATGCCCTGATCAAATCACATATACTTAAGATGAGTACCGCTAAGATCAAAAGACACCGTTTGGGCATTCTTAGTTATTGGGGCACCTATAGTGAAACTAAATCAAAAGCCAGTACCTTAGCACACGCTCGAATTTCTTTAACACCTCAAAGATCTACTCAAGTAAGTTCTACGGGTAATGTGGTAAATTATCTACCATGGTATACCGCCGTCATTGCCGCCGGAATGCAAGCCGCCGGTTTCTACAAATCTATTGTAAATAAATTTGCTAATGTTATCTCATTTCAAGATCCAACGGGTTTTGATTCTGGATCGGTTGGCGACATTGAGGATGCATTAGATGCTGGTTTGTTAATTCTTGAAAAAGATGTAGTAGGTAATAAATGGGTATCTGATCAAACTACATATGGGATTGATACAAATTTTGTTTATAATTCTTTACAGGCCATGTATGCTGCAGATTTGGTTGCTCTTGATCTTACAGCCAGTTTTCAGACCGCCTTTACTGGCCAATCACTTGCTGATGTAGACGCTTCTACTGGATTATCATTTTTGGATTCTAAAATGTTCGCGTATAAACAACAAAAACTAATTAGTGCGTCTTCGGATGCGCCACTTGGTTATACAAACGCAAAAATATCCATTAGTGGACCTATTATGTCGGTTGGGGTAGAGATTAAATTAACCACTTCTATATATTTTATACCAATTAATATACAAATTAGTGAAGTACAAAGTGCAGCTTAATTTTGGAGGAATAGATGGCAACTAAAGCTAAAGTTTTTACAGGCGCTAGAGCTAAGATCTTTGTAGATCATGTACTGGTAGGATTATTTGATACATGTACTTATACAATTAATATCGGTGCCGAACCGATTCATATTTTAGGAAGATATTCTCCTGCAGAAATTGCACAGACATCATATGAAGCGGTTACTGCCAATTGTTCTGGATTTAGAATTATTGGTAATGGTGGTCATAAACTACCTAAAGTACCTAAGCTGCAAGATTTGCTTCAGTTAGAAAGCATTACACTAGTAATGGTTGATAGACAGTCTACAGACGATACGCCTATTTTAACGGTTCACAATTGTATTCCGATTAATTATTCTACAGGAGCAAACGCTAAGACTACTTCTAAAATTCAAGTTACTTATATGGGAACCCATGCCAATGACGAAGAAGGCCCTCAAGACGAATCTGATGCGGTTAATTTACCTTAATTGATATGGTATGTATAAGTGAAAAAAGAACCATTAGGAATAAGATTATCGGACACTATATCAAAGTTTGTCGGAACCTGGACTTTTATTTTTCTTTATACCCTAAGCATGGTAATATGGATAGGCTTACATCTATTGGGTATTTTACATATAGACAGTGCAGATTTTATAAAATGGAATTTATGGCTTAGTTATTTCGCGGGTACTCAGGCGTCAATTGTATTAATGAGTTCTGAAAGACAAGCTCAGATAGATAGAAAAAAGATAAGACATATTTTGTTACAAGTGAACATGCTAGAAGAAATATTAGAAGATTTTATAATTGAACAAGAGGAACCTCATGCAACTGATAAAGGCCATCAAAAAAAAACTAACAAATAAAAAAAATGCAAAAGCATTAGAAGACGAAGAACTATCAGAATTAGAAATTAAAATTCTTTCTTTGTGTAAAAAGTTAAATAATCATATTCAAGCTAATGGTTGTAGCCCGACCTTGAAAACCAAAAGTACAAAACTTTTATCTGATGAGAAGTAAATGGATGAAAAGGTTGTATATGATCTTCTTAAGGAGCTTAGAGAAGATCAGCAAAAACAAAATGACGTGCTTCTGCAGCACACAAAAGAGTTAACCTATCAAAGTGTTTCCTTAGATCATCTATCCGATGATTTAAAAAAAATATCCCAAGACGCTCATAATAATTCTACAAATATCTCTAAATATATTAGTAAGATAGAAGTTTTAGATATTCTTCAAAAAGAAGCTAATACTAATATAAAAAATAATAATAATAAAATCGATCAATTGGAGCGGCCAAGTAAATCCACTAAACGATTTCGTCAAAAGTATTTATGGTGGTGTAGTATTATAATAGCTATTTCGTCTGTTTTATCTTTGATAACTAAACTAGTAGGCTGGTGGTGATGGCAAAAGAAGGATTTTGGAATGGTAGTTCTTCTATTTCTTTTATTGCCGATGGTGGTGCTAATGGTTTAGTTACGATATCATCGACGGAAAAGTTTAGAGTGGGGCAGAGAGTAACGATAGCCTCTAATTCTATCTCTCCTATTAGTTTAGAAGTAAAATCCGTTACATCTTTAACTACATTGTATCTAGGTTCGATTCAAAACAACCCCAGCGGTAATCATAACAAGAACGAACGTACAGATTTATCTACTTATACGACTGCAGATTTAGCTTATATAAAAATCAGTGAACAGGCTAAACCACATAAAAAATTAGACGATATAATACAAGCATGTTTTGAACACGAACCTGTTTTAGCATTGAGAAATATGCTAGTCGATTATATTGGTAATCCCTATAATACAAAAAACCCTCTTCCTGTTCAATTATCAGACGGTTCTATTAATATAGAAACCGTTAACGCTAATTTATCTGTTCAATTAGATTCTAAAGATAATTCGCCTAATGCAGGCGATGTTCATGATTCTATTAGAATCGGCGATCAGAATCACGAAGCAAACATTACCTCTAACAATGAACTTCAAGTTTCCGATTCTACAACCCACAACGATTTAATACAATTAGATACGGATTTAATAGCAATAGAGGGGTCGGTTTCGCCTGGAACTGCGGCTGTTAAGTCTGCTTTAATAGGCGCTCAATATAATAATCAATTACCAACCCTATCTAATCAACAACAGGCTTCTTTGCAAATAGACCCAAAAGGGAAATTGATTACTAATAATCAACTCCCTTCAGGTAGTTTAGATATTTTTGGTGCTCAAATTACAGCCACAAGACGACTTCAAATTGATGAACGGCTTTTTAGGGGTGATTTGAATTCTATTATTAATCTATCTACTACTAGTAGCGGAACGGGCATTATTTCAAATGGTTCTGCTCATTTTTCTACCGGAACTTCAGTAACAGCACAGGCTAAGGGGGTTTCTGCTCAAACTACCGCTTATTCTGCCGGTTATGAAGTTTTTGCTCATTTTACTGCTGCCTTCACCGCCCCTACTTCTGCTTCTTCTTATCAAAGAATAGGACTATATGATGATTCTAATGGTTTTATTGTTGGATACAATGGTACCGATTTTGGCATTACTATTAGAAATGGAGGAATAGACACTTTCGTTAATAGAACTAACTGGAATACGGACACACTCACCGGATTAAGCGGTTCTTTATTTACTCGTAATGGCGTACCTGAATCGGTAGATTTAGCTCAATTAAATATTTGGAGAATTCGTTTTGGATGGTTGGGGTCTGCTCCAATTATATTTGAAATAATGTCGCCGGATGGGAGTTGGCTGCCTTTCCATATGATTAGACAGCCTAATTCTTCTACCATCCCCAGTGTTACTAACCCTAATTTACCTATAACCGTAGATGTAAATAAAACGTCTTCTGACTCTACTGACCTTATTATACATACAGCATGTTGGGGTGCGGGTGTTACCTCTACAAAAGAGACCTTAGAAGACCCTCAAACTGGACAATATTTAAATATCGATTCAAGAAACGAAATTAGAACTGCAAATTCTTTAATGTTAATTGGGAATACCCAAGACGAATCTTTGTTAGATACCAATATGTGGACTGCTACCACTACGGGTAGCGGAACCAATGTAGTCGGCGGCGGTATGGATGCGTTGGCTACGGGCAGTACAGCCAACTCTTCTTCTAGTTTGTATTCTAAATCTAGAGCTAGATTTATTCCGGGAACAGTCAATGCTTTTTTGGCGGCTGTAAGGTTACAGCACACATCGGTTGCAAACAATATTAGACGGTGGGGAGCATACGATTCTGATAATGGTCTGTTTTTTCAAATAGACGGTGGTGGTTTTCAAATAGGTATACGTTCGGCTGGTATTGACACTATTATTACTAATTTTAATGGTTCATATAGATTTCTTCTTGATACTAAATTTCATACTTATGAAATACAATATACTACCCGATCAGCCCTTTTTTCCAGGATGGTAATTTAATACACGAATATATATCTAAAACTACGGCCCTATCTGCTACCGCTCACCATAAACTAGGATTTGAAAATACTAATTCGGGTGGGGGTGCGACCGATACTACCTTATACATGATTGATTCGTGTATTGCAAGATATGGTGAGGCAAATGCTAGACCTAGATATTTTCATCCTATTTATACATCTTTAGTACAGATAAACGGGATGGCTACTGCAGGGAGGGAATTGAGTTTATCTGTCAATATTAGCCCAACTATTGCCGGACATCTTATAGTTGTATTTGTTACCGTAATGAAAAAAAGTCTTTCTACAATAACCGATAGTTTATCTCAAACTTATTCGTTGGCTACCTCCATTAACGATGGTACGAATTATTCATATATTTATTATGTAGAAAATACAGCCGCAACCGTAGATTCTATCACTATAACTCCCGCTTCCAATGCAAAAATGAGCCTGATTATAGCAGAATATAGTAATATTAAAACGACAGGCGCTCTAGATCAAACCGCAATAGCATTAAATAGTAGCACTAATTCCTTTGATAGCGGATTGACCGCCCCTACAACCCAAGGTCAAGAATTATTAGTTGGGGTCGCTTCGGATATTTCAAATAATCATAGTACCTTAGTGGCCGGAACAAGTTGGACATCTCTTGCTTCTGTTAATGCTAGTGGATCACACGGACGATTAAGTTCCTTTATGGAAGAAAAGTATGTTGCATCTACTGGAGTTTATGCGGCTACCGGAACGGACGATAAAACTTCTAATATATTTGCTGGAATTGCTACATTTAAAGTAGAATCTGCTATGTTATCTGGTGGGTTCGCTACCCCTAACGCTCCTACTATAATTGCAGTTGGAGCCGGAACCCTAAGAAAAGTAGTTATTAATAGTTTAGGGACTACAAATGCAAAAATTACATTTTATGACAATATAACCGATTCAGGTAATATTATAGCGGTATTGTCGCTTACAGCTAATATAGGTACAATAGCATACGACTTAGATTTTAGTAACGGATTAACTATGGTAGCGAATAGCGCTACTGGAGATTTTACGGTGGTTTATGATTAATCCCTTAAGAGTAACCTGGAGCGCTCTAAAATCTTCTGCCTCGACTAGGAACATTCCTATGCAATACATAGAAACGGACACTTCTTATATTGTGGCTATTTTAGACAGTCTTTTTACTTTATATACGGAAATTACTAAGCGTACTCCTGCCGGAATAGAACAAAACGATTTTGAAACCAATTATAAAGAAACGCTTAGTATCAATACCCATCCTGTTCAATATACTGCCTTAACATTAGCAGACGATGATTTGAAAATGTACGCTAAGGCTTTTAATTTTACCGCCCATGCAGATAGTACCACTACATACGATTATCCATTAGACGATACTTATTTACTTAGGGGAATTAATTTTATTTCCGATAACGCTCTTTTAGGGGATTATATACAAATACAATTAGTTGATAAAGATAATCTACTCGGATTAGGGGCAAACCATTTAATTAAAATACTGGTCGAAAAGGCTTGGGTTACGCCTACCATCAATGGTGGACTTATTTTTACCAAGAACATATTCACCCCTCAATTATCGGTTGCCGGTTTATACTTGCGTGTCAGTTACACCAATACATCTGCTTTATCGGGTGTAAATCTTTATGTTAATTTAGATTTATATAAAAGATGTTAAGATAATATTAGATTTAATAATCTAGTTTTTCTCTATCATATTTTCCATCCCATACATTAGGAACTAATGGCGGATGCGTTTTAGGATTATATGGAATAAAAATTCTATGTTTCGAGCGTGGTCCTACACATTGGAAATGAACCCAGCCTGATGTCCACCTAAAATCCTCCATATACAATCCTATTTGAGCAATAAAGTCTAAATTATTTAATACCCATCTTCTTAGTTTTCCATCTAAATCACGAATATCAACAGCCAGCCCTTGTGTATGTTTAGAATGCGTAGCGGCACCCGGCACTTTGGCATTAAATGTAGGAGGACGCCATCCCGATGAGACTATCATAGGATGGCCATATTTGTTACGCAATTTGTTCATTACATTTAACAAAATGTCGATATTATCACTAATTTCTTGAGTGTATTGGGTTTTGTATTCAATATCTCTACGTTTTTTAGTAGAAGGATCTCTTAAAATTTCTATTTTTTTTATTTTGTAGTTTTTTTTATTCATAATAAATCTCAATAATTTTAATAATATAGATATCATTTCCACTATATAAAGATTACCTTGTGGTATAATATGTCTATGGATATAAATATAATTACGGCAACAAGAGCTATAATAAATAATTTTAATGATAAAGAGATTCAATCATTAAAGGATCAATTTACTTATATAAACAGTAGTATAGCATATCAAATAAAAAAACACAAAGAGGCCAGATGGTGGAAAAGACGAAATCCTTCTGGTTGGAATGATAAATTATTATATTTACAATCAAAACTATCTAGATGCTTAATAGAAAAAGAAAATGAAAGCTTTTATATTAGGCCGGGATTAATTCCGTATATAAAGGGTATCCAATACAAACAGTATAACGGGATTGAATATCCAAATTTTAAAGAAATTAAATGGAAGCGTCCTTTAGAATTTAGACCGTACTCTTATCAAACAGAATCGGTTAAAAAACTTTTAAAACAAAAACATGGAAATATTGATTTGCCTACTGGAGCCGGAAAATCTTTAGTATTATTAATGTTGGCCCAGCAAACCGGACTTTCTACCGCTATAGTTACTCCCAGTAAATCTATTTTTAATGAATTGTTAAAAACATTTCAATACCATTTAGGTAAAGAATATGTAGGCGGATATGGAGATGGAAAAAAAGACATAGGGAAATCCGTCACGGTTTGTATTGGTAAATCCCTAACTATGCTTAAACCAAACACCAAAGAATATAATTTTTTTAAAAATATTCAGGTACTGGAAGTAGATGAATCCCACTCCTTTGCTTCCGAACAACTAGAAAAAGTTTGTCACGGGGTATTTAAAAGTGTTCCTTATAGGTTTTTTGTATCGGCTACACAAACAAGAAACGACGGAACCGAAAAGGTTTTACAATCTATTATTGGTAAAAATGTTTTAAACATGACCATTAAAAGGGCCATAAATGAAAAATATCTTTGTCCTTTAAGATTTAATATTTTAACGATCCATTCTCCAGACAATAGAACGATTAAAGACGCTATGCAATGTAAAAGAGTACATTTTTTATATAATTTTGAATTGGCAAAATTAATTGCTAATATTACAAATGCCAATTGGCGTATTAAGCAACAATCTACCTTAATTTTGGTTGAAGAATTAACACAAATACAATTGCTTGTACCGTTGATAACGGCACCTATGGGTTATGTTCACGCTTCACCCAAAAGAGAAGCCGCCGTATTTGGATTAAATAAGGTAAAACTACAGGATGAAGTAGATAAGTTCAATAAGGGCGAAACAAGGGTGCTAATAGGAACAAGGGCTATCTCTACAGGAACGAATCTATATCCAACACATAATACTATTAATTGGATGGGGGGCGGGTCTGAAATTGTCACAAAACAGGGTGCAATGGGCAGATCTACCAGAAAATTAGAAAAATCTAAATATAAACAATTTCATAACCCTAAACCCTTTTGTACTATATATGACTTTAAATTAAAAAATGTGCCTATGCTAAATAGGCAATTATTTAAAAGAATAAAATTTTATAACAAAACGGGCGGTATGGTTAACTTTTTTTAACCCTTATTAACTTTTTTTAACCTTTATTAACTTTTTTTAACCTTTATTAACTTTTTTTAACTTTTATTGAGTATATATGGTATATAAGGGTTATGGGCTATAGTTACGATGACAGATTTAGAAAATTAGCTGTAAGAATTAATAATGCGTTAATAGCTAACGATGGACTGATAGGCGATCAGAAAGAACAAGTGGAACTTCTAATGGATTTAGAAGAACGATTTAGATTGTCTATTCAAAAATACGAACAAGCTAAACATGTCTATAAAAAATTTATTTATTTTATTACAGTAGAAAATGGCAACATATTAAATGCCAAACCTTATTTTAGGGAAAAAATTGATGTTTTTAATTCTAAAATCAATAAGGCTATTAAAAACAATGACATAGAATTGTTAATGACGTTTCATATTAATTATCAACTAATTAATTTTATAGTTAAGAGTTGGAGGGGTTATCTTCCTGCCAAAACAAATAAAATTTATTTACAATTTTTAGAAACTAGACGAATCTTAATAGAAAACAATCTACCATTAGCTGTCAATAGGGCTAAATTATTTTATAGGAAAACGCCTAAAAAAGAATTTACGTTAATGGACTTTATTGATATATGTACTCGTGGATTAATCAGTGGTATAGATAAATATGTAGGCAGTTATACTAAAGTTTGGAGGAGTGTATGTATCGGTAGAATGGTTGGATACATGATTTCTGAATATTCCAAAACCTTTTTAAGGTTATATCCGACTGAGAAAAAAATCTTATATAGGGCTAATTCTTTAAAACACCGCATGAGGTTAGAAAATATTAATGAGATTGTACAGGCGGTTAACGAATCCTTTTTAAAAGAAAAAGAAGAAGGGAAGGCCGTACCTAAATTACCTATTACTGAAGTTTATTTAAGAACATTGATGAACGGTTCTGCATATACTAGCGTAATGACCGAATCAAAGAGTGAGAATAAAGTATTAAGTTTGTACGACATTTCTCAATCAAACGAAGAGAATGCAGAAGAAATGCTAATTAAGGATGATTTAATCAAAAAGGTTTACAATGGCAGTAAGAATTTATCAATTATAGAAAGAAAGATTTTAAAATTAAAAGGAGTAGATTTATGAAAATTGTAAGTTATAATAGGCTTATAACAGAACCTTATAAAAAAACACACAAAATAGAAGGCCAGATAAGCAATGGATTTTCTACCGTTAAACAGAAGAAACAACTAATAGGATTAAGGATTTTAGCTGATGGGTGTTTTGTGTTGGGCAATACGTCTGTAACTGTCGAAAAGGATCAGATTGCCTATTTTAAGGAAGAGCGGTTGTATTCAGAAGATTGGGCCAAAAAGACATATTCGTCAGACGCTATAGGTGAAGAATTCATACTAGCAGAACCGATTTTTTTGGTTATGATAAAGAACAAATGAAACTAAAAAAATTAGAATCTTACTACAAACAAGCCCTTGCTATTGCGGATCAGTCTCCGGACGAACAGACTAAGGTGGCGGCATTATTGATAAAAAATAAAACAGGAGCCGTAGTCAGTAGTGGATATAACGGCTTTATTCGCGGCGGTTCTGATGATGTTTTGCCCAAAACAAGGCCGGATAAATATAAATACATTATTCATGCGGAAGCTAATTTAATTTGTAATTGCGCGATACATGGTATATCCTCTGATGAGTGTTTTGTGTTTTGTACCCTTTCGCCTTGTGTAAATTGTTCCAGACTATTGTACCAAAGCAATATTAAACAAATTTATTTTAAAGAAATGTATCGGGATTTTGAAAAAAATAAAAATATGAAAGATATTGATATAAATATAGAATCTATATACGATGAAAGATTTTATTTGGCTTGTTTACAGCCCAAGACATACTAGATGATTAAATTAATCAGAGTAGGTGACCCCCACTGTACAGTTAGAAATCTATCCGATTCTAAAAAATTAATTGATTTTATTGTTCAAAAGGCATTAGAATACAAGGTGGATCGTATCGAGTTTATGGGGGATTTATTTCATACCCATGCCGTTAAGCGTATTGAGGTAGAGAATTTTTGGATTAATGCTTTTAATACTATATTAGAAAACAATATTAAGATATTGACTTTGTGCGGTAATCATGACATTCCTGGATCTAAAGAGCTAACCCATATGAGTTCTTTAGATATTTTTAAGCCATACAAGGATGTTACATTAATAGATACGCCTAGAATAATCGATAATATTGGTTATATTTCGTTTGTGTTTGATAATGATAAATTTATAGAAGCGGCCAATAAATTGTATCAACAGGGTGCTCAAAAAACACTAATAGCCCATCAAACGTTTTTAGGGTCTACTTATGATAATGGATTTTATGCAGAGGACGGAATAGATTTAAATAAAATCCCCCAAGAACAGATTATTTCGGGCCACATTCACACTCAACAAATCGTCGGTAAATGTCATTTTATAGGCACTCCCAAATGGGATACTTTGTCTGATGCTAATCAAGAAAAAGGCATATGGTTTTATGAACATACAAAAGACGGTTCGGTTAGCCAGTCAGAATTTATATCTACAAGAGATATAGTTACTCCGATTAATAAATATACTCTTCATGAAGAGGATACCGAAAAATTAAATATTGATGTTAATTCTATTAATTATATAGAATTAATCGGTAAAAGTAGTTGGATAGCCAAAATGAAGAAAATATATAAGGGGACGGCTAGAATCAAAACAAAACCTACAGACAAAAAAATATCAAAAGTAAATCAAAATTCTATTTTGTCCGTACAGAGATTTCTAGAAACCTCCTTTGAACCTATAAAAGGGATAAATAAATCTGATATATTAAATTATCTTAAGGATAAATGTAATGTCTAATCTAGAAAATCATAAAAAGATGTTTTTGTTGAGTGGAAATCCGTCCGATTTTCAATTAAACAATTTAAAACAATATCCATTTGTAGTTTTTGGAAAAATTTTAAAAAAAGTTAAAATCGAATATAGCTTTATCAAACCCGAAACTAATCAAATTTATCCTGGTTATGTATCGTTGGATTTTTCTATAAAGCAAAAAGATAATAAAATTGAAAACCTAAATCAAAAAAAACAAATATTGATTGAATGAATAAAAAATTTATTTTGGAAAGAAACTGAAATTTTTTTTAAAAAAAATGGTAAAAAATGGACTATTTAGATACTAAGATATTACCAGAAGATATGAGTGACGAAGAAAAAGCTTCTGTGACTGAATATATAAATCAAAGCTGCCCCGGATTAGCCAAAGTACAATCTTCTGATGTGTTTCAATGGTTTGGCCTATACATGGCCGGAAAAACATACAAAGAGATTGCGGAAATTAAAAGTATAGATTTAATTTTAGTATTGTATATGGGGGTAAAACTCAATTGGCATAAAAAGAAGATAGACCATTATAATAATTTAGTTCAAACCTTAACGGAAAAAATTACTTCTGCTAAATTACAAAGCGCCAACACAATGGCTTCTGTCATTACTGGATTGGCTCAATATTATGGCAAAAAGTTTGATCAATATTTAAGCCAAAAAGATGAAACCATTATAGCCTCCATGGACACTAAATTATTGGCCCAATATTATAAAGCCATTGATATGATAGATAAGCTTATTACACAAAATAAAACAAAAGATAAAAATACTAAATCCTCTCCTGTTTCTGTCAATATTTTTACATCTAATGATTCTCAAATAAAAGATGTTAATAGTGACGTAATAGATGTAAACGACGATAACGCTGCTGATATTTTATTAGGATTGGCAAATATTAAGAAAAAAGAAGATTCTAAAAAATAATGTGGTATATATAGACTAT